TGAGGGCCAGCGTCGTCTTCGATGTAACCGTGCGGGCGATGGTGGAAATGTCGTTCACGACCGGCTGAATGTTGGCAATCGCCGCCTGCACGTTCAGCGCGCCGTTGCCCGTGATCGGGGAAAAGCTGATCGAGGAAGCCCCCGTGGACGTGTCCGAAAAGATCACCACCGGATCGCGCGGATAGCCCGGGACAGCCGC